AGTGGACCTGGAATTCCAATTGAACGTAAAATCTCAGAAGTACCGGATAAAGAAGGAAAGGTACGGTTGGTGGCCATTCCGGATTATTGAACACAATGTTTCATGAAACCTTTACATGATTATCTGAATAAGATACTCAAAAGGATCCCTGAAGATTGTACTTTTAACCAAAATAACTTTCTTCACCTTAATGACACTGTGAAACCTGGAACTACCTTCTATTCTATCGATCTCAAGAGTGCCACCGACTTTATGCCATCAAAATTACAGGCAAGAGTGATCGGAGTATTCTCAAAGAATGATAAACTAGGAGTTCTCTGACATAAAATCATGGCCGAACAAGTTTGGTCGAGTACCAAAGGAAACCTGGCATACAGTGCAGGACAACCGATGGGTATCTATTCTTCTTGGCCAGCTATGTCTCTTACTCACCATTTAATAGTTCGTTACTCCGCTAGGGTGGCTGGTGTTCCTTGGGTTGGGAACTACAGTCTCTTAGGGGATGACTTGCTATTAACTAATGAGAAATTGTACGATGCTTACTTGAAGGTGACAACTGAGCTAGGAATGGAATTATCTCTTACGAAGACATTCAAGTCTCCACGATTATTTGAATTCGCTAAGAGATTCTTTCTAAACCGATCTGAGGTATCACCGTTCCCGTTAGGATCGATTATACAATCAAATGGGGATTTAGCTGCGATTGCAGTAGGACTAGATAATGCTATCCACAAAGGGTGGTTAGGTAAACTGAATTTGCAAGAGGCAAAAGCACGAGCTCATTTCTATCTCGCTCTAGTTAAGTCTATGGATCTCAAAGGAAACCATGGAATAATTCCACGGATCCCTTCAATACTCGATAGAACTCTAGGACTAATTTGATGAAGAAAGAGAATTATAATTATGGAAGGGGACGGGGGCCACCGAGAGGTGGGTAACTGGTTGTATCAACCTTCTTGTAACCTTAAAGAGGAACAACAGATTAAACACGTATCTGAAGTTCTTTCCTTAATCCTCCTCAAACATAGCCAAGATAAAACTTTCGAGTACACAGAGGGATTCACACGAATAATCCATGCATTCTCGAGAACATACAGAGCCAGTATGAAGAAATTAAATCTTCCAACGCATCCGATACTTCAAGTCCGAGCTGAACAGCAAATGAAGAATGCCAAAGCCGCTAAGAAAATCATGTTAGCAGTAGGTATCCACAAGGTGGCCAGTCCGGAGTTACTAGAAGATCTTCTAGATTCTTTGATAGAAGACCCCCTAGTACTTGAGAATTATCAGGTAAAACCAAAGGGCTCTCAAAAGAGGGCAAAAGTCTTAATGACTATATCGTCGACCGTATCTAATCTGCTTAAACAAAACTTCCACAGTAAGGAGATCGAATATCTAGCTTTTGGGATTGAAGCCTTCTCGTGATCAAACGATGAAGAGTGTTAAGCCAATGATGG